GACAAAACTTCGAGGGTAGGGGGGGTTTGGTCCCGAAGTGGTTTGATGACTACGGTCTCAACATTTTCTACTTTAGGTCCAGCCCTTCACAATGTCTATAGCCTTGTACTTAAAGTACAAAGCGTAGCCGCTATTCGGCTCGTTCGGATGAAGACATCGTCTTTCGCTGGACGCCACCTAGAGTAGAACTCTAAGCCGTTAGCCATCAGCTGCGTTGAAAACGCAGCTTCAAGAGAGGCATCCACCAAATCATTTGGTGAATACCTCCGGAGATCAGAAACTAGATCTTCTAGTCTCTGTTTCCAAGGACGAGAATCAAAATCTCTTTGAATCTCATCCGATCTAATCCGATGCGTATCCCCGGTGTAACCGGGAGCACGCTCGAAGGCGAGAAACTCGATTTTGGCTTGCCTCGCAAACCAATTCGATCTTGCACGTGTGTACTCCTTGAATCTTTCAGGGAATACCCTTTCAAAGTCCTGATATGTAATATCATAGTCTTTGCACGTACGGTCGACTTCAGCCCGCAAAGCGAGCTGCTTTCGATTGTCCGGATCTTCGGATAGCAGACCTTGAAGGTCCGCTATGGCCTGCTTGAAGAGAGTAGGCCTTTCGAACATCTGAAGAGCTTCATCTAGGGTAACATACCCTAGTTTCTTCCCCATCTGGTCCTGGACCCGATGTCGAAGTGAGTTCCATTCTTGGCTGGTTTTACCAGCCATTTCACGGATTTGTTCACGATTCTTCGAGTCGTCAACAAACATGCTGAAGATAGCTTTAAGCTCTTCTTCAGCGACTGTCCTCATGTTGATACCCCGTAAAGTGGTATTAGATGAGTAGGCCCATAGAGCGTTACGCTCAAAAGGCATTAAATCTCCGGAGATCTCTTGTTTCACAAGAGCTCTCTGGACGATTTTCGGTAACCGGTAGTACATTTCTAAAATGTCTATTTCGGATATCCAGCTTGGAGCTGGAAGTCCTAGGCCACCGAGGTATTTAGGGAGAAACGTGAATATGCTTTGCATATCCAGAAACCCCTCCATACGAATATACCAGCGATCCACAAATATTTTGGAAGCTGGTTTGAGCTCTTCTGGCAACCAGGAGAGCTTCTTGATAAAGAATAGGCCCTTTCCAAGAGCTGGATTCTTTTCGTCTCTACTCTCTGTAACTTTGCTACAGGGTGAGAGGAGGCGTACCTTCATACTATCGACATGAACTGTCGAATGGTATGGTGCTGACATGAAAGATTCATGCCAGAGTGTGTTAGTTCCTGTTTTCAACAGGAGTTCTTCACAATAAAACGCTCCTATCGGAGATAGGAATGTTTTCTCTGCGGAGATTACACCGCCATTGGCGGTAATATTCTCCCCGATCCTACGTAAGTAGGTGAAGGGCCCGATGGCTACGTGATCATCACCAGCTGCAGCAAAGCACCTCCAAGGTGCCTTGGTATCGGGAACCGCTAGCTGCTCATCTAAAGAAACGCCCCTGTAAGAGGCTATCTCTTCTAGATAAGCGATTTCCTCAGCTGCTAGCATTGCTAGCATGAGGGAACCTTTTGTTCCGGGGTTTCCCATTAGGGAGCCACGGACCGTTTTGCACGAGTTATACTCGTACAATTCTTTCCCTGTATAATACAGGGTCTGAGGGGTATTTAGCAATTCAATTGCTAAATTAGTGTAAGCAGATGATCTGCCCACACCCTTCATAAAGCCCTTTAAAAGGGCTCTCTGATAGTCATGCTCCAGATATTCTGAAGCAGAACTAAGATCGGAGGTCAGCCAACCTTCAGGATTAACCTGAACATTTGCTAGCCTCTTGCAGTACTCATACCCCTGCGCAGCACGGGAGAGTCCTGATACGGCCGAAGGATGGTGCTGTAGCAGCCCTATCAATTCGTGCCCAAAAGGGGAGAGTAACTGAGTTACCCACCCCTCGCTGACGGTGATAGTTCTTAACTTCCCGCCAGGTTCTCCTATTCCCGCTACTCTAACGGGTGATCCAGGAAGCACACGAAGTGGGTTTCCTGGGTCTAGGAAGGGGGATCCCACAAGGTAACCTTGTGAGATCCCTTTCTCAATAGACCACTGGAGTATCTGATACCCAGTGTATTGATCCAAGCCGAAGATTTTATCTTCGAACTTGAAGTCTGAGAAGTCGATATTAATATCGAATGAGTTATCTGATTCAATCAGATGGCCCTCTTTCAGATCATCAGATTCTGGACGACACATCGTCCAGAATCTCTTCATTCCGGTAACCATTCTATATGGCTGCCCGAATATGGTCTCACGCGTAATAGTTACGTCTGAGACTTCGTTCGCCCATGCAGAAAATGATTTTCCGACATCGACGGCACGACCCCCTTTTCTTCTGGGGGCATCCCAACTCGCACTGTTAGACAGGGAGAGATGGGCAGTAGAAACATAGTTTCCACTGATTCTTGACTTCACTAGGTGGCCTAGCCGAAGTCCAATTTTATTGAGAAGCACCAGCCTAGCTGGCGTCTTCACAAGTTCAGGTCTGGGACCACAGACAATTTGTCCGTGGTCATTCAGACCTTTGATCAGTTCCCGGAGTCCGGGAGCTGGTAATCCACGACTGCTCACCAAGTGGGCAATCCTGGTTCCTAAGTTTTTCGAAATGGCACCAAGTCTCTTGATGTCATCTAGAATGCCTAGGTAAGACCCCTTTAACCTAGTGGTTGAAAGGGTGTACCGACCATTGGTCGGTTCAGCGAAGATAGTGCCAGGCTCTACCTTCGGTTCAGGGCCGATGGCCCTGAGTGCATGCCATTTTATGTTAGAAGCAAATGACTTCCAGCATTTAATGGTATGCTGTATGGCTGAGTTTAACTCACCCCTACATAATGTCTCCCATACCCAGGAAAATATTTCCCCGATATGGCGAAAGGCCCTGGTACCTTCTTGGAAGGCTTCAGGGATTGCACAAAACCAAGCATCTTCGATTGCTAGGTATGTGTCGTAACACTTCTGTAACTCCGCTTTGCGGAGATGACAGATCCTCGTCCTAGTATCAAGGGATAATCCCTTGAAACCAGGCCGGCCGGCCAGAAACGTAAGTTTCTGTTTCGTAGTAGCACTCTTCGAGTGCCACTTCGTTTTCCTTCCCACGTTCGCGTGGGTTAGAAATACGGGCCGCCTAACCTTAGATTCTCTAAGGAAAGGGGCAAACCCGTAATCTAGCGAAGCTAGATATCGGTCTTCAGCAACTCCTCCTGAAAGGAGGATTTGTCTGGAACCCCTACCTGACGCCGCAACGACAACCCCATGGATGTGGGGACCTTGGTCACCCTCGCCGAGAGTCGTGT